ATATAAACAATTTCATAACTAATCAATCAAACTATATTGTCTCATACCAAGGTTTTGGTGTTATACTAACAGGTACAACAATTTTTCAATATGATTCAGGTACTAGTGGTTATACATTTACGGATACTGGTGGTATTTTTAATGAAATTTTAGAATATACTGTCACAATTCGAGATAAAAATTCTACAGAAGAACAACTGTCAATTACTACACCAGTTGAAACCGGTTGTCAGTTATATGACATACCATATGATGAAGATATTGTCGAAACGTATTATATTGGAACAGGAAGAACACCATCTTCAACATATACACCTGGCGCAGATGTAACCGCAACTAAATTATCAGATACCACTGATTATCGTTTAGTTAATAGTTTTGATGGTGAAGTATATTCACCTGTAACTGTATCAGGACATACAGAATTTAGTAATGGTATTTTTAAAATCATACCGGGTTCATTAAGTAACATTCGACTTTTCAATATATTGAGAGAATATCGTAGAAGAAAAAGAGTTGCTAAGTTATTTTGTGGAGGTATTGTAAATTATTCTTTTGTGGATAATTGGTTGTCAGGGTCTCTTTATTTCTTTCAATTCAAAGGTAAAAGCTCATTGATTTTTGGAAGAAGATATTGTGAAGATGTGATAAGATATGTATCATCACAAGATAGATTTTATTACAGATCTTCACCCTACTTTTCTGAAAGTAGTTGGGGTTTACCAAAATATGATGAGAATTTTAATTTAGTTGGTAGAAATTTAGGTCGACCAACAACAATGGTAGATCTTGGACCTCGAGATGAATTCATTAAAGAAATTTGTATTGACCCATCTCTTGACCCAAATTGTTCAGTGACTCGGTCAATAGGTCCAACCTCTTTTCAAAGTTTTGGTGAATTATTAGGATTGGCAATAAATTATCGAATGGATGTTACTAATAGTTCATTCGACATCAATGAATTTTTTGACAATGAGGGATTCTTATATACAACAAGAGTTTTAGATGGGGATATTTTACAATTGATATCAACAAATAATGAAGTTGGTATTGAAGAGTTTGATTTACAAAACCCAAGATATCTCGGTTACTCCTATCAATTTTTAGACCCAGATTTAACTCCTGATGTTTTTAAAAACGGAACAGGTGTTTACGGACCATTACCAATAACAATGTATTTGGATGAAGATGGTGAAAGAGTAAGGGCGTGTTTAAATGAACCGGGTAGATTAACAGATTCTTCACAAAAAGTTCCATTCTTTTTATGGGATAAAAAGGGTACGGGATTTGGTGCATATAACTCATTAACATTAGATAATCAATCATGGGATTATGCTAACGTCCAAGCTCAACCATTACAAGGTATGACTTTTGCATATAATTTGACAGGAGGAACAAATGACCCATCTGACAAATACCTTCTATTACCAATTACATATACATTTAGTGGGTTGACATTAAACACAGGAAATGTTACTAACGATGTTGAATTTGATGAAATTTCTACAACAAATAATCACAGTAGTTTTTCTAGTGAATATCCGGGATTTACATATTTGTATGTAACAAGTGGAACAACATTTGAACCTATCACGGGAATATTATATACTAGAGCAGGTTCGGTTGGTGCTACTGCAAGTTCACCAATTGTTATTACCAATGGATGGCATCAACAACCATGGACATCTAATAACGACTTTGTTATTCGTCCATCAATAGATTATTACACAGGAAATAAACAAATATTATCAACCCCATTTATGTTTTATTTTGGTCTGAGAGTCGGAAAAACCGGTGTGGATAAATTCATAAAATTATTTGGTGATAAAGGAGCATTTACAACTGCAGAATAATGAATAAAAATTACCATAAAATATTAAAGACAAACACAGGTTTAACGTATAATCTACCGTTATTTTTAGAAGCGGATTTGGATGAGATGGGGGTTATGGTTGGTTTTGATGGTGATATTGAACAAATAGAACAATTATGTAATTTTTCATATACTGGAACGACTGGTAATACCACATTAACAGTTTATAGTACAACTAATCCCGATAGATTAAGACAGATTGTTGATCAAACATATACTATTGATTGGGGAGATGGTAATTCATCAGGTTTAACAATTAATAGAGGAGTTAGTGGTACCAACTTACCATCAGTATCACATACATATTCTGCACCATCGGGTTATACGATTACCATCACATTGGCAGCCCCGTGGGTTACACAAAAATTATCAAAGAAAGTGGTTGTCCCATTTAATTTTGGTGTTAATTCTTATTTGGGTACGTTTACATATACAGGAACAAGTTTACCTTATTACAACACCGACCCAACCGAATATTATCTACAGAGTGGTAGAACTCAAAATTATTTAAATGATTTGGAATATAATCCTACAACGGGTCATACCACATTTACTTATTTAGGTATTGGTGGAAGTAGGATACAAGAAAAGAAAAATTATGGTTCAACAACATATAACATAACAACTGGAACCGATGGAAATGGTAGTTATTCAGGTTATAGTTTCACGTATACCGGAAATACAACAGGTACTACTGTAGTTCAATATAGGGATTATAGTAATGGTATGACATTAATAACAGGAAACACAACAGGATTTACAAAAGAAGAAGTTATCAATAAAATGATAACAAGAAATGAACACTTTTTGGGGTTTGTTGATAGTCCAACAATTTTTTCTGACATTTTTGTTGAAAGAGGTAAACAAGGAGTAATGGAAAAAACATTTAGACTCAGTGAAATAGATAATATTGGAGAATTAGATGTATATGGAAATGGATATTTTAAAATTAGAAAACAATAAAAATCATATTTATTAATATAATAGAAAAACAATGAGTGTCGGATCATACGGAACAATAAGACCTGCAGATGTATCACCATCGGATGTTGAAATATTTCTTCATTACGTCCCGAATAGATTATCTACTGCGGAAGTTACCTTAACGAAGTTATCTTCGGAAAATATTTTAACTCCAATCTGTCATAATTCTAAGACTACCACAGTTACCGCGGAACGAAATACAGAACTATTGGGTGGTTTATATAATTTAAAACTATCAGCATCAGACTTTTCTGATTTGGGTATATACACTCTACACATTAGACCAAAACAAATTAGAACAACAATCATGGATTGTGGTATTTTAGCTTCTTTACCATCCGTTAGAGGAATAATTGTCGATTTGTCAAAAGTCCCTTCAACTGACAGAGGAAAGTTTACACCACAAGGATTGGTGGGATATAGAATTGAATATATTAATAACAATGGTACTAAAATTCCTAATTTTTATAGAATTGTTACATCATCATTTTATTGTATTCCGGTCGTATCTAACTTAACTAGTTCTACACAAAAGGCGGTAAGATATCAATATAGTAATAGTACAACAAGTTTAATGTTCTTAACTGTTACACCATCTTCTGCACCTACAAGTAGACCAAATGTTGTTCCATTTATTGGTGACCCCGCACAGAATATTATATTAACAAATACATTCTTTAATCCAACAACTGTTGAAGTGGAAATGGTAGAACATGATGCATCCACATTGGCACACGCATTATACGGTAATCAGACTCGAGCACTTGATAGTGGTGTATACACCATTTATGACAATAATAACGATAACAGTATCTACAAACAATACAACCTATACGAAATTAAGGATGAATTCAACCAAACAATGGTTGAGGTTAGAGAAGAGAGAATTGATATCGATGAAACATTAAACTTTGACGATATTACACAATAATGGCAAGAAGAAGAGTCCCTCCTAGTCAGGCTGCAACGGGTGCAGATACGTTTAGTGATAGTTTAGTTGGTATGCAAATTACCGACGGTACTAGTCAACTTACTAATACGAACTTCACTATTGATAGAACTGTGCCTGAAATGGATGTGAAAACATTCAATACTGGTCGATTCTCAGATTTTTTAACTCTTGATGATTTAAAAGAAGAAAAATTCAATTCTGAAGATCAAATTACTCAGACAAAGAAAAAAGAAGTTTCCTTTAGAACATCAAAAAGTAATGCAAACAAGTCGTTATTTGGTTCATTAAAAAACAGAATTGGTGTTTCCTTAACAAACATAATACGGAAATTCCCTGCGGGGGTATTAATCGAAAAAAATAGTAATACAAGATCTTCTGATTTTACAATTGAAAGTATTGTCTATGATATTAATTTAGATACAACACAATTCAATGTCGATTTTGGTAGACTATTCAATCCATTTGATGTTTTATTCATCAAACCAAATAGTCAAGTAGACCCAAATACTACAAATAAGGTAAGAAATTTTTATTCATCATTTACTAAATACGTTTTAGAGTTAAGTGGTGTAACATATGATATTATTAATTATACTCAACCAAATGCGGATTTTAAATTTAGTTTAAAGGTTAAAGGAAAACCATTTGGGTCATCTTTAAATTATAGTGAAAACGTTTTAATTAGACCTAATAGTGGATTGGTTGAAGAGTTTTTTAGTGGTTTAGATGAATTAGAACAAAGTTTATTAGATAGAGACACAAAACCAAAATATACTGCAACATTTAGTGTTCCTAGAGATAGTATTAATCAAACTGAAACGGTATTATCCGATGTTCAAATAACATGGCCAATTGCAAGAGATGGTTGGAACATTAAAATTATTGGATTAGAATATGATCTTTATGTCCAAAAATTATCTCAAATTTCTGATGAAGTTGATGATTACAAGTCTAACCTATTTGTTAGGTTTATGTCCTCCCCACAATTATTTGAATTTGACACCGAGGATAAAAAGGTTGAAGCAATTTTTCAATTATACGGACATAATTTTGATAAAGTAAAAAAATATATTGAAAACATAGCATACATGAGAAATGTAAGTTATGATGGTATTAATAATTTACCCGATATACTTTTAAAGAACTTATCCAATACTTTAGGATTATCAACCGTTAATTTGTTTGATGAAAAGAAACTTGAGGAGTTATTATATTCAAGACAAGATACACAATACTCTGGATTAACAGTTGGAAAAACGATTGTTGATGCTGTGTATGAATTCTACAGAAGATTATTAGTCAATCTATCACACATATATAAATCAAAGGGTACACGTTCATCAATTGAATTTTTTCTAAGATTCTTGGGTGCACCAAGTCCTATGATTAGTATTAATGAACATGTGTATACTGTCACATCACTACCA